TTCGTACAAATGGAAATCAATTAGAATCAATAACTAAAAAATCTAAATATGGTAAAATTGTTGCAGTTGCATCTGCTTCAGCAACAGCTTCTTTTGATTTCGAAAGCACATTAACATTAGGTGGTGTTACTGGCGGTAGTCGTTTATTAGGTCAACTTCAAGAATTAAGATTGTGGAGTTGTAGTCTAGAAGAATCTGCGTTTAATAATCATGTTAAAGCACCTGCTGCGTATAATGGAAACTTAGATGCATATGATGAATTAGCATTTAGAGTTCCATTAACACAAAAAATTAATCACACAACAACAAGTAGTTTATCAGGAGTTCAGCCTAGAAATTCTGATGTTTCTGCTTCATTTGCTAGTTGGACTAACGATACTCCATATGACTCAATTGAAGAAACATATTTTTTCGATGGTATATCTTTAGCTGCAGGTACATTTGATGACAATAAAATACGTTTAGAAAATAATGAATTAATCGGAACATTAAATGTAAAAGCTCGAGCAGAGCGTAGTCAATTTGATAAAGCTCCTTTAGATAGTGCTAAATTAGGAGTATATTTTTCTCCACAAACAATGATTGACGAAGATATTATTGCACAATTAGGATTCAAATCATTAGATGATTTTATCGGTGATCCTAGTGATTTAAATGAAAAATCTTATCCAGATTTAATACAAGAAGCTAGTAAATACTGGAAAAAATACAGTCAACGCAATGATATGAATTCGTATATCAGAATATTTACGCTTTTTGATTTATCATTTTTTAAACAATTAGAACAATTACTTCCTGCCCGTGCTAATAAATTAACAGGTTTATTAGTTCAACCGAATGTTCTAGAACGTAGTAAAGATACTATATTACCTTCAGTTGAAAGATTTAATGATTCTTATAATACAATAATAACAGAAACACAACCTACTGCTAGTGGAGAATATTTAAAATATTTAGGAGAATTAGACAGTAAAATTTTAACATTATCAGCTGAAGATGATGATCAATTGCAAGGATTTTTAACTGCATCTAATGAACAAAAATATGGAGGTACTACATATTCTTATACAAATTTAATAAGATCAGGAAGTACTTACATTACATCTTCTAGTCCATTTTATAGATCGGAAGGTGTACTACCAGTAATTATTTCATCGAGTCTTTCTCAATTTAAACAGATAAGAGAGATATTACCTACAACATCTGCTAGTTTATCATTAGCACAAATACAAGATTATTTACCAACCGGAATAAACAATCAGAAATATGAAGGATCAAAATTAACTAGTCCAGATTTTAATATTGCTTCTCGCGAAACTGTTGATAGTGGTCCAGTTGTAGAAGTACGAAAAGCAAATGCAAATCAATTAATTTATACTAATCAACCTGGAACTCAGGGTAGTTTTATATTAACATAAAAATTTAATTGAAATATATTTATATAAAATAAAGGTAAAACAATATGGGATATTTAAATAATAGTAGTGTAACTGTTGATGCAATATTAACTTTGAAAGGTCGAGAATTATTGGCAAAGGGTGGAGATGCATTTAAAATTACACAATTCGCAGTTGGCGATGATGAAGTTGATTATACATTATATAATCCAGATCACCCGTTGGGTACAAATTTTTACGGCACAATTATTGAAAATATGCCAATAACTGAAGCTATACCTGATGAAACTCAAGCATTAAAATATAAATTAGTAACATTACCAAAACAAACAACAAATATACCAGTAGTATCAGTAGGAAATAATTCTATAACACTACCTGGGCCAGGTACAAGTGCTATAATTTCTCCGAATACTGCTAATTTACAAGGTGGTAATGCTAATTTAGGATACACAGCAATATTGTCGGATTCGACAGTTGCTGAATTAGCTGTAACAAGACCACTACAGAGTTCGGTACTTCCTACTATTCCTAGATTTATTGGGGATAATGAAGATGCACAAAGTATTGCAGCTGCTGGATTCGCATTTAGAATTGCAGCTAAAACATTGTTAGTCGAAAGTAAAACTGCTACTATAACTATTATAGGAAATGAAACAGGTGGATCTACTACTATTAATTTAACAGTAAACAAAGCTTCGACTGCAACAATATCAAATTCTGCTTCGTAAAATAGGAAAATATGAAAACAATAAAACAATTAAAAAAACAACAACGTTTAGGAATAGTTCCTCGTAGAGCATCAGCTATAGCTCCGGATAGAACGAATACTAGAGAAGTTGCTCAAGATGATGCTCCTGTTGCTAGAGAAATAGTACCTGTTAATGCAGATACAGTAAATCAACAAGTGCAACAATTAGCTCAACAGTTAGCTCAAGAAATTATTGCAGAACAACGACAAGCTCAAATTTTAGCAAGAAATGGTAGAACATTTACCAAATTTGATACTGTTAATGATATAATTGATAATCAAACAGAAACAGTAACGGCCGGATTGTGGAGTGGTAATGTAGCAAGTTTAACTACATATTTTACTAGTTCTACTCAGACAACATCACAACGTAGATACTATGCAGATATATTTAATGGTGATCCTGCTATAACAGGAAGTGAATGTCAATTTTCTATAGCATTTGGTCATGCATTAGGAAGTGGATCTGATTCGCAAGGTCAACTTAATGATTCGCCTTCGAAAGCAATTTATAGTCAATATCGACAACTTTTATTAAATCCTAATGATTCAAGATTTACAACAGCTGGATCAGGGAGTACAGATTATATTTATGTTATTAACTTTAAACGTAACAGATTAAAAGAACGATTAGATGCTGGTAATTTTGAATTACCATTGGCATCAATGTCTGCGTCGTTAGATAGTAATGCAACAGGTAGTAATGTTGCTGTTACAGGTAGTGGACCCGTAGTTTCATTAATTGATGACTCATCTTTAAATGCTCAAGGAACATTAGGAGATTCTGGTAGAATTTATAATATAGTATCTGGATCTATTAATAGTGGAGTGTTTAATTCTGCAGATCCTGTTTATTATGGACTAGCATATCCAGATTATGGAACGTTAATATTAGACGGTAAAATGTTAGATCAACAATTAAATTTTCAAACTAATACTGGATCTAGTTCTGAAGGTAATAATCATTTTCGATTATTTCATTCAGTATCGGGGTCTGTCGGATTTACAAATCCAGAAACAGGCGATCCATATGGATTCTTAGCACGTAATTCTGAAAAAGTTACTAGTACACATTATTTTGTAAGAATTAAAAATGCTGAATATAACTTTTCAAATAATCCTTCATTTACAACAGGTAGTGATGGTTTAATTCAACAGTCGACATTTATTGGTGATCCTAAAGTATATATCACAACAGTTGGTTTGTATAGTGATCAACAAGAATTATTAGCAGTTGCTAAATTATCTAAACCATTATTAAAATCATTTCAGCGTGAAGCATTGATTCGAGTAAAATTAGATTTTTAATATTTTAATACGTATTTTAACCTCGTTATATTTATATTAAATGTAGCGAGGTTTTACTATTATGTCTGAAACAAGAATAGACAATGAAGATATATTCGAAGGATTATATCCAGAAGTATTTAAAAAAATAGATACAGCGGATATTCAAATCAATCCTTTTCAAGCACATAAAACATTTACTGTTTTGAGTGGCAGTGCTACAAGCAGTATGTTACCTTTGCAAGGAGTTTATATTGATGAAACAAATTTGCCAGCATTACAAACAGAATTAATATTTAATGATGCTGCTAATATTGACGGAAGTTTGCAAAGTGTATCATATTTTTCTGTTAATCATTTATTTTATAAAAACAAAAATCAACCGTATAATAATTTTGGACAAACCAATTTAAATTTTACAAAAAAGTTTTTATTTGAAACAGCTAGTATATTTTCTTTTCCTCAAAATAAAGTTGGAGAAGGAATAAAATTAGCTTCATTTACTTTGTCAGTACCAAATACTGCTTCATTTTCATCTGACAGATATGCAAATATTAATGACAATAATTTTAATACTGCTTCTATTATCAATCAATTAGAATTTTATGAAGGATTCAATGAATATTTTGATACTAACAGAATTAATTATGAGTCAAGTGGTGTAACATATGTTGATGGTGTATTAGCATCTAACGGACAACAATTACCAATGGGTCTATCGGCTAAATTTAGTGGAGCTGGATATATTAAAAGTGAATTAACTGGTGAATATAATCGAGATTCAGATTATGCTATATCAATGTTTATTAGTGGTACAAATAGTGGTACATCAGATCAATTAATAATTACAAAAGCTACTAGTTCAATTGAACCACAATATCCTTTTAGAATTGAATTAAGTGGAAGTAATCAAATAAAATTTAGCACACAGGGATCGCCAACATATAGATCTATGATAACTTCATCTGCAGATGTTTCTAGTTCATGGACTCATATTCTTTGTCAAAAAACTGGTAGTATTATGCAAATGTATATTGATGGGACTTTACATAACTCAACTAATAGCACATTATTAGAAAACACACAACATCCGTTAAGTGCTAGTGCAAGAATAGACAACTTGCAAGATTTAAGTATTGGCGGGTTTGAAACGCTTGGAAATAATTTGCAAGGACAACTAGATGAAATTAGAATATACAATAAAGCATTAAATTCTACAGAAGTTGGATATTTAGCAGACCGCGCGGAAGGAGGGACATTTTTACAAACACCTGTTGTAGGAAATATATTTGAAAAACAAGGCATTGGAGTTATTTCTACAATTGATTATCGATATCATAGTATAATAAATTATCCATTTACTGCTTCATATAAAAGCACGGTAACTATGCACGAATTAGGAATAGTTACCAGATTAAGTAGTGGTGATTTTAATATGTCAACAAATGTAACGCTTACAAAAGACGACAATCAAACATATCGAGGATTTGTATCAGGTAGTGATTTTACACCTTATGTGACTACAATTGGATTGTATAATGATGCTGGTCAACTTTTGGCTGTTGGTAAATTGGCTCAGCCTATACGTAAGCGTAATGATATAGACGTAAATTTCTTAGTAAGAATCGATTTAGATAAAAAGCTAGTTAAATGATACGTTTAAAAAATATATTGTTAGAATTAAAAGATCAAGACGTATCTAGACTATTAGATAAAATCAATAACAATGAATATCGATTTTTTGATCAAGGAGACAACGGCCGGGTATATGAAATAGATGGAGAAGACAAACTTTTTAAAATAACTAGAGAATCAGATGAATATAATGTAGCTACTGTTATTGTGGGACGATATGATGAATTTAGCACATTTATTCCAGTATATTATGTCGACGATAAAAAACAATTGTATATAATGTCAAAAGCATCGAAATTATCCGGATCAGATTCTTCTAATATAAATCAGTTTATAAATTCATATAAACAATATGCTCGAGAACAAGGTGGTGAAGTATCAATTTTTGATTTTTTAGATGCAGAAGGAGCTCGTGACACAGATCAAGAATTAGTTTCATTTTTACGAGCTTTGCAACAAGACATTAAAAAAATGGGCATTGTTGATTTAGATTTAGATTTAGATTTTAAAACAGACAATGTTATGCGTTGGCAAGGTCGTTTAGTATTAATTGATTGGTAAATTCATAAAAAGGATATTTATATAAAATGGATAGATTTACAAAAATAGTATTAGAACAATTAAAACGTGGTGAATATGGAACTAGAATTGCTGATTCTAGATTACTATCAAGACTCAAGAAAGATTTTAAACATGGTGTAACTGCTTTTAGATTTGTAGATAAACATGGTAGAGGTAAAAAGTATACCCCGTTTACTACTGGTGAAGTTATGAATTTAATTGAAAAAGCTAGTGATTATAAACAATTTTCAAATGGAAAATATATATTTGTTGTTAACAATCAAAAGGTTTATGGTAATAAGAAAGAAACTTTATGGGATATTTATATAATTGATAAAGAAAAAACATTTCCGGATGTAACAGATAGTGAACTTGCCAATCTTGGAAACAATTTGTCAGGATCAGGAAATAAAATATATAAATTTAATCAATCTTATGTTATAAATAGATCTACACATTATCCAATTTTAATAACCCGACAAAACCGATATGTCCGGGACAAAGAGAAAGCAGCTCAAAGGCAAGCTGATATGAAAAAACAATATTATGCAGCAAAACAACAAGATATTGAAAATAAAAAAACAGATCAAAAGGCTGCGATTGAAAAAGTAAAAACAATTGGAATTGATGTTAATAACTTAAGTAAAGGTACTAAAGATGCGAAGGCATTTCAAGAATTATTATGGCAATATGGCGATAAGAATGAAAAAATAAAAAATCATGCAGTATATAAAAAATTTGCTAGTTATCGAACTGCAGGCGATGATGGTGGATGGGATGGTGATATTGGTACAAACACAATAGCATATATAAATGCTTTGCTTAAATCATATAATTTAAAAACATACGCAGAATTAATAAAAAAGTTAAAATTAAGTTTGAGTCAAATACAAAATGAATCAACTAATTATTTTAAAGGTATAGGTATGAATATAAAACTTAAAGATTTGTTGCAAGAACAATTGCTTAAAGAGCAAGATGATGATTTTGATTTTGATGCAGGATTTGGTTCAGGAGCATCTGGGTCTTCAACTACGTCAACTACAACAACAAAGAAAAATACAACAATAGCAGCACCGTCAGCACCAGAAGAAAAATCTGATGCGTGTAGTGAGATTAATAAATATAAAAACCAATACTATAAAAGTAATACAATCGATAAGGGCGAGATAAGTGGACCGAGAGCGGTAACATATGATATTTGGAAACTTTACACTAGTGCAGCTGATGCAATTCGTAGTCATTTTAAAGATGAAGGTTTTTGGGCTGATTATAAAGGAGTCAATGACGATGAAGCACCAGCAGTTTCATGGTATTGGGGTGGTTATTTTGCAAAATCCGGAGGTAAATTTTATGATTTAGTATATAAACCATATATACTAAAAGCTGTGAGTCTTACGATAAAATATTCGAAAGCTGCTCGAGAGTGTGGTGATGATTATGATAGAAGTTTCTTTGATTTATTTGGAACAAGTGCTAGACCATATGGAAGAAATTATATGATACTGCGCCAAGCTTGGATTGATGGTAGGAAAAAAACATATGGTGATACGAGTGATGACATATTGATAATTAAATTAGAACACCCTAAAGGAGTTTCAACTTATACAATTGATACAGATTTTTAATAAATAAAAAGTTATATGAAAAAAAATCATTGGCATACTGCTGGTAGTAAAAAACGTCAAGCAGCTTATAAATACGGTTATAAATCAGGATTAGAATTAACTGTAGCAGAACAAATCAAATTAAACGATTACGATGTAAATTACGAAACTGAAACTATTCATTACACTGTTCCAGAATCAAAACACAAATATACACCAGATTTTGTGTTCACAAAAAAGAATGGAGAATTAATGTATATTGAAACAAAAGGACGTTGGACTGCGACTGATCGTAAAAAAATGAAACATGTATTGCAGTGTAATACTGGTATAGATTTGCGCATAGTATTTCAAAATCCAAATCAAAAAATATCAAAAGCCAGCAAAACAACATATGAAGCATATGCAAATAAACTTGGTATTAGCAAAGTAGCAAAAAAAGAAATACCTATAGAATGGATGGCAGAATGTTTGAAGCCAGGTGAAAAAGCACAAGATCCGAAACGTTTTTTTGTAT